AGGATAAGTCCTTAATTGGGTGTTCGAATCGCCCCATCTCCACATAAATGTGAGCCACACATAAATGGCAAGGGTTAGTAAATAATGGTTGTGCCCCGGAGAATACGCTTCGGGGCTTTTAATTGGGAAAGATTATGAGAATAGACAAAATTAAGACAGTAGGTCAGCTTAGAAAGGTTATTGAGAATCTTTCCGATGACTACGAAATCGAGATGCGTATCAGACGCAAATTGACGGATGAAGACATAATTAAGTTGCATAAAAAGTACGGTAAGATATATCCTTATCCATACGAAACAAGTTATTCAGAACTTGAATTTGATGATGTAGGTGTGTCTGACAAAGTATTATGCTTGGGAGTTGAACTAAAAGAATAATATGCCGTACTACATAAAACGAACAAAGGCTAAGAAGAAAGACAAGCCTTTACCTCTGTTTGATAAAGCGGGGGTAACAGTGAAAAAGAAGCCGGATTTGAAAGCTAAGCTCGACAAAGAGTTTTCCCTTTTTATCCGGCTTCGTGATGCAATGCCAAACGGGTATTTTAGATGTATCTCGTGCGGACAGATAAAGCCGTTTACACAAGCGGACTGCGGGCACTATTTCAGTCGTACACATTTGGCAACACGGTTTGATGAGAATAATTGCCATGCCGAATGCCGGCACTGCAACAGGTTCAAAGCCGACCATTTGGAAGGCTATCGGGTGAATCTAATTGCTAAAATCGGACAACAGAAATTTGCTTTACTAAAAGTGAAAGCTGCTGGTACTACTAAAATGACTGATTTTGAGTACGAACAATTAATCAAGTATTACAAAGCACTTAATAAGAAGTTACGAAAGGAGAAAGGGCTATGAGTTATGTATTACGAGATTACCAACAGAAAGCCTCTGATGCTGCCGTTTCTTTCTTCAATAACAAGGCGAAGAAAACAAATGCTATCATGGTATTGCCTACAGGAAGCGGAAAGAGCCTTATCATAGCTGACATCGCTTCAAGACTTGACGGTCATACATTGGTATTCCAGCCGAGCAAGGAAATTCTTGAACAGAACTTCAAGAAACTTTGTTCTTACGGGATTCTCGATTGTAGCATTTATTCCGCCTCCTTCAATTCAAAAGAGATAAGCCGGATAACATTCGCAACCATCGGTAGCGTGAAAAGCCATCCGGAACTTTTTGCCCACTTCAAGAATATCATCGTGGACGAGTGTCACCTTGTGAATCCGATAGAGGGAATGTACAAGGATTTCTTCGATGCTGTGAAGTGTAAGGTTCTTGGATTAACGGCAACGCCATATCGTTTGAGTTCCAGCCGTGACTTCGGCTCTATGCTAAAATTCATAACCCGGACAAAGCCCCATGTGTTTTCAGAGGTCATTTATCATGTACAGGTATCGACCTTGCTTGATATGGGCTATCTCTCAAAGGTGAACTACTATCCGATGAATCCTACCGGATGGAACGAACTCAATTTGAAGATAAACACTACCGGAGCCGACTATACCGATAAGTCAGTCCAAAAGGAATATGAACGGATAGACTTTTATAGTTACATCGTTCATATCGTCCAAAGGCTGATGAATCCGAAAGCAGGAGGCAAGAGGAAGGGTATTTTGGTATTTACCCGGTTTTTGAAAGAAGCGGAACGATTGACGATGTCCATACCCGGATGTGTCATTGTTTCCGGTGATACTCCAAAGAAGGAACGTGAAAGAATACTCGAAATGTTCAAGGTCGGGGAAATACCTGTAGTAGCCAATGTTGGTGTACTTACTACCGGCTTTGATTACCCAGAACTTGACACAGTTGTTATGGCCAGACCTACCATGTCACTTGCGATGTATTACCAGATTGTAGGTCGTTGCATCCGTCCTCATAAAGATAAGGAAGCCGCATGGTTTGTGGATTTATGCGGTAACATCAACCGTTTCGGTGAAGTTTCCGATTTGCATTTGAAAGACACGGGTAACGGAAAGTGGGCTGTGTTTTCAAGAGGAAGACAATTGACAAACGTAAGATTCTAAAGATATGGTAAAGAAGAACGAACGACAGGCCATCCGTCCGGATACCTGCTCAAAATGTAAGAGAGGGAAGCCGGTCAAGGTATCAATGGGGAATCCCAAAGTGGTTCTATGTAGTTTTTTCAACAGGCGTTTCGTTGCCGACAGCAAACGAAACTGTGATTATGCGATTTGATTATGGAATATTACATACCTATTAGCAGGCGACTATTTGAGCACCAATTGTGGTGCGAAGAGCGCATATATTCGAGGTTTGAAGCATGGCTTGATTTGATTCAGAGCGCACGATTTGAAGACACGAAACAACTTATCGGCAATAGGTTTATAGAGGTTAAGAGGGGCCAGATTCTTGCTTCATTGCGGTTTTTAGCTGGTCGTTGGCAGTGGTCTACAAAGAAGGTAAATTCATTCTTGGATCTACTGATACAGGACAAAATGATAATAAAGGAAACACCAAAGGAAACAGGACAAACCGTTATAACTATCTGTAATTACGATAAATACAATTCGCAAATAATACGAGAGGAAACGGAAAAGAAACAGCAAGGAAACACTAAGGAAACACCTCGGAAACAGCAAGGAAACAAAGTTAATAAAGATAAGAAAGAAAATAATATAGGAGATTCTGACGAATCTCTTGTATGTGGGACTTCGCAGCCCCACGCCGAACATATCGATTACTCCGAACTTGTCAAATTCTTCAATGAAGAAACAAAAGGTGTATTTGGTACGGTCAGGACTCCGCTTTCTGATAGCCGTAAAGGGATGATTAACGCACGTATAAAATCTTATGGCAAAAAGACGTTTGCCGACATGATTCATAGGGCATATCAAAGCGATTTCTTGAAAGGTCAGAACAAAAAAGGCTGGACAGCATCTTTCGATTGGCTTATCAAACCAACGAATTTTGAGAAAGTAATATCAGGTAATTATGACAACAATAATAGCAGAAACTATCCGGCAATTCCAAACGGGGCAAAATCACGAGAGGAACAAACAGACCGTGAAATCCTCGAATATGCCGCAAAAGCTTTCGGAAAGGACACGGTTAGTAGTAAATAGATACGGGGACGGTGAAAGTTTCGCTAAAAAGTTCAATCCTTCATTACAGGTTGTATGTGCTCAAAATGTGGAACGTTCGTTCAAGGGGAATGCGCCTTCATTGGCTTTGCTCGGAGAAACCTATCCAGATGAACAGGTGAATACTTGGATAATTGCTCAACTGATGGACTTGTACAAGTTTGCCGGTGTAAAAGAGAAGCCTACATTCCAACAGGTTTTGGAGCTTTCCGTGATGATACGTGTGGAATACTATTACCTGAAAGCTTCCGAATTGTTGCTTTTTTTCTTCAAGTTGAAAACTGGCGAATATGGCACCTTTTACGGTGTTGTGGATCCTATGGTGATCATGTCTGCTCTAATTGAGTTCAAAGCATACAGAAAAAGGCAACTGGAGAAATACGACCGGGAAGAACAGGAAAGACAACGAGAAAAAAGATACGAGAAGCAAGACAAGAACTCCGTACCATTTCCGGATCATTTGGAGTTTCTGAAAAAGATTATGGAATCAGAATAATCAAGCTAAGAAAATGAAAACAGTAGAAAAGTTAAGAATAGCACCTATTGGCACCATTGTAAACTTCGCAGATCGGACACTGATAATAAAGCGTTTCCGAGCTATCGTAAAGGGTAAAATGGTAATTTGTCGCGGATGCGTTTTCCGTAGCAAGGGTGGTGCGAATAGTTGCAAGTATATGACGGCTTGTTTTGCCAAATATAGACCGGATAGTGAGAGTGTGGTGTTTGAGGAGGTGGATACAAAATTGAAATAATTAAAATTATCATGGAATATATAGAATTTCTAAGAAACAAGATGGCTATCAGTCATCAAACGGGGTTTTATATTAATTCGGAAGAAATTACCCCGACATTATACCCTCATGTAAAAGATACCGTTCGTTGGGCGGTTGCCGGTGGATGCCGTGCTATATTCTCCAGCTTCGGTATGCAAAAGACAGTCACCCAGCTGGAAATACTTCGGGTAATCTTGAACCATAAAGGAGGCAAGGGATTGATCGTTTGCCCTAAGCGTGTGGTAGTCGAGTTCCTAACACAAGCGGAACAACACTTGCACATGAAAGTAACCTATGTCCGAACTATGGCAGATGTGATGATATGTCCTACCGACATCATGGTAACAAACTACGAACGTGTGCGTGATGGTGAGGATGGAGTGAGAATAGATCCGTCCTATTTTACTGCAACATCATTGGATGAAGCCAGCGTGTTGCGCGGATTCGGCACCAAGACCTATCAGGAGTTTCTACCGTTGTTCTCGGGTGTCCCTTACAGGTTTGTCGCTACGGCTACACCTTCGCCAAACAGATACAAGGAACTTATACATTATGCTGGTTATCTTGGTGTGATGGACACCGGACAGGCTCTTACTCGATTCTTTCAGCGAGACAGCACGAAAGCGAATAACTTGACACTTTATCCGCATAAGGAAAAAGAATTTTGGTTGTGGGTATCTACATGGGCGTTGTTCCTAACCAAGCCTTCCGACCTCGGTTATCCGGATACTGGCTATGAGTTGCCTGAACTCCGCGTACATGAAGAGATTGTGAATGTGGACAATTCTACGGCTGGAGCTGATCGTGACGGACAGGTGAAAATGTTTCGTGAGGCTGCTCTCGGACTTGCTGACGCGGCAAAAGAACGCCGAGATAACATGCAGGAAAAGATTGCCCGTGTGGTAGAGATAATCAATCGCCCGGAAAACAAGGACGACCATTTCCTTTTATGGCATGACTTGGAAGCTGAACGGCTGGAACTATGCAAAGCGATTCCTGGTTGTAAGGCTGTCTATGGTTCACAAGACGATGAAGAAGCCGACAAGGTAATATCCGACTTCAAAGATGGCTGGCTGAAATACCTTGCAGCTAAACCGGAGATGCTTGGTGAAGGTCTGAACTTCCAGTATCATTGTCATAAAGCAATCATGTTCATTGACTACCGCTTCAACGATAAGTTCCAAGCGATAGCCCGTATATACCGCTTTATGCAGCAGCATCCTGTTGATCTCTATCTGGTCTATGCCGAAAGCGAGGGTGAAATATTTAAGAGCTTCATGCAGAAATGGGCACAACACCGGGAAATGGTCGCAAATATGACTGAAATTGTCCGGCATAACGGTTTGTTCGGTTTGCAGGCCGAGGAAAAGATGATGCGCTGGATGTTCGCCAGTCGGGAAGAAAAATCCGGCAAGTTGTGGAAAGCAATCAATAACGATAATGTATTGGAATGTCAGAAGATGGAAAGTAACTCTGTAGATCTGATCGTAACCAGTATCCCGTTCTCAAATCATTACGAATACACGCCTACATACAATGACTTTGGGCACAATGAAGATAACGATAAGTTCTTTGAACAGATGGATTATCTTACACCAGAGTTAATGCGCATTTTGAAACCGGGTCGGTTGGCCTGCATCCATGTGAAAGATCGTGTTTTGTTCGGCAACGCCACGGGGGACGGTATGCCAACTATCGATCCGTTCAGCGAAATAACTGTATTTCATTACATGAAGCACGGCTTCCGATATATGGGACGCATTACGGTCGATACCGACGTGGTGAGGGAAAACAATCAGACCTACCGTTTGGGCTATACCGAGATGTGCAAGGATGGTTCCAAGATGGGAATCGGATGCCCTGAATATGTATTGCTTTTTCGCAAGTTGCCTACCGATACCTCCCGCGCTTATGCCGACCAGCCTGTTAAGAAGGACAAGAGCGAATACTCGCTGGCCCGTTGGCAGATCGATGCCCATGCAAGTTGGAAGTCTTCTGGCAATTCATTGTTGTCATACGAAGATATGAAAGGTGCTGGAATAGATAAGATTCGGCATTTGTTCCGTAACTACGAACGTGAGCATATCTACAATTATGAAGAACACGTGTCTTTTGCGGAAGAGTTAGAAGCATACGGAAAACTTCCAAAAACATTTATGGCTGTCGACCCTGTAAGCAAGAAGGATTGGATATGGGATGATGTGGCCCGTATGAGAACGCTTAACACAAAGCAATCACAAAAGAAACGACAAAATCATATTTGTCCTCTTCAGTTAGATATCGTTGAAAGGCTGATTGAACGGTACTCGAACAAAGGAGAATTGGTATTTGACCCGTTCGGAGGTATCGGTACTGTCCCTTATTGTGCTATCAAGTTAGGTCGTAGGGGACTTTCAACAGAACTCAATTATGATTATTGGAAAGACGGGCTTTCTTATCTGCGGGAAGCGGAGAACGAAGTAAGTGCTCCTACATTGTTTGATTTAATGGCTATATGATTATGAAACAATACAATAATTGGGAAGAAATAGACAAAGACACAGACGGACTTGTTACTTCATTGACTTACATTGTCCTCTTCGTAAATGATCAAGTTTATAATTACGCACTTAATATTTACGATAGTTGCCGTAATACTCCATACTACAGGCGTGGAGTAAAGAAGAACATAAACGAATTGAAAAGATTCATGGAATCGTACAATACAAACATTTGCAGGATTGCGAATGTCAATGTTGAAACGCTTGCGGTTATAACGCAAAGCATGGAAGACGATATTAAACCTCATATCGACAAATACGGGTTTGCCATAAGTCAGACGCTTTTAAATAATGGATGTTCAGGAGAACTGAACCATCTAATATCAATCGCTTCTACTATTGATATGTTATGCCAAACATCCAAGATTACAATACGTGATTTTTACATATCAATGCGAAAATTGGTCCCAATAGCTGTGAATCCTTTGGCTTGGCTGTCTATTGACAAAGCCATGTTTTACGCAAGAATGATAACGGATAATCTAACCCCAAAGGATGTAAGCATTAATTTGAACGATATACCTGCTATATCTACGGCATTTCAAGCTATTGCCAATAAAATGTTAAGTCCGGATGTGTTTGAAAAGGCGTTTAATGAATGCCTAACAAGATAGTGAAATGAAAAAGTTATTATACATAGACCTTTTTTGCGGTGCCGGTGGAACTTCTACCGGCGTGAACACAGCGCGTCTTCATGGCGAACAGTGCGCAGAAGTCATTGCGTGTGTCAATCACGATGCGAATGCCATTGCGTCACACGCTGCAAATCATCCGGACGCGCTTCACTTCACAGAAGACATCAGAACGCTTGAACTGTCACCACTTGTGCATCATCTTCAGAAGTGTCGCACGAAGAACCCTGACGCACTTGTTGTGCTATGGGCATCGCTTGAATGTACGAACTTCAGCCGTGCAAAAGGCGGTCAGCCACGTGACGCAGACAGCCGGACACTTGCAGAACATCTTTTCAGATACATCGAAGCAATAGACCCCGATTATATTCAAATCGAGAATGTCGAAGAATTTATGTCGTGGGGTGAACTTGATGAAAACGGAAAGCCGGTGTCAAAAGACCGTGGCAAGTCATATATCAAGTGGGTGAACAACGTGAAGAAATACGGCTACAACTTCACGCATCGCATACTGAACGCAGCAGACTTCGGCGCATACACATCGCGCAAACGCTTCTTCGGCATCTTTGCGAAGAATGGTCTGCCGGTTGTGTTCCCGAAACAGACACATTGCAAGACAGGTGCAGCAAGTTTGTTCGGCACAATGCCGAAGTGGAAGCCAGTGCGTGAAGTTCTTGACTTTGAAGATGAAGGCAAATCAATCTTCAACCGAAAGAAACCGCTTGCAGAAAAAACGCTTGAACGCATATATGCCGGACTGATTAAGTTTGTCGCAGGTGGCAAAGATGCCTTTATGGTGAAATACAATTCGATGAACCAACGCGGAAAGTATGTGCCGCCGTCACTTGATGAACCCTGCCCCACTATCGCGACACAACAGCGTCTTGCACTTGCATCAGTGTCTTTTCTGTCAAAGCAATTCAGCGGTCAGCCTGACAGCAAGAACGTGTCTGTCGAAGAACCGGCAGGAACAATAACGACTATTGACCACCACGCATTTGTGAAAGCGCAATTTATTGTAAACTATCGCTTCAATAATACAGGCCATTCTATTGAAGACCCAGCACAAACGATATGCACGGTAGGTCAAATTGGTGTTGCATCTTGCAGTTTCATCGCAAATGAGTATTCGGGCGGTGGTCAGCTTTCAAGCATCGAACAGCCCAACCCGGCTGTGCTGACGAACCCGAAGCAGAAACTTGTCACCGTGAAGCAGCACTACTTGATGAACCCACAATTTGCGTCAAATGGCGGTTCTGTCGATAAACCGTGTTTCACGCTCATCGCAAGAATGGATAAAATGCCGCCATATCTTGTCACGACTGAAACCGGCGAAGTCGCTATTGAAGTCTATGAAACAGACAGTCCTATGACTGTCAAAATCAAAGAATTTATGGCACTTTACAACATCATAGACATCACTATGCGTATGCTGAAGATTGATGAACTGAAGCTGATAATGGGTTTCCCGAAAGACTACGAACTTATTGGCACACAGGCAGACCAAAAGAAATTCATCGGCAACGCAGTTGAAGTGACTATTGCCAGGAAGTGGTGCGAAGCACTATGTGAAGAAATATACAATCGTAAAATCAAACAATTAGCATAATTATGAACCGGAAAATCAAATTCAGAGGGCGTATAACTAAATCAACCGAATGGGTTTATGGGTCTCTTATTGTTTATCCTGATGGGGAATACAACATACTTTCTCAACGAAAAGAAAATTCATCTAAGATGGATGATTGGTGCGTTGATAAACAAACCGTTGGCCAGTTCACGGGCTTGTATGACAAAAATGGACAAGAAGTATATGAGGGGGATATTGTTAAAAGAAAAATTATAAAAAGTGATTTCTATCCTGAACAATATATGCCTCACATAAAGGAACAACATGAGACAAAAAGATGGGTTGAATCTCAAACGGGAGTTATAAAAATGTGTCCAGAAATACGCTTTGGGGAGGAGTTTATAACTCGGATGCCTAAGCAAAAAGATATAGATAATGGTATTATTGATAATTTTGATTATGAAGTCGTTGGTAACATATACGACAACCCAGAACTACTGAAAGGAGGCACGAAATGATTAAGGCTTTAATATGGGCGATAATATCGCTTTTGATGCTATTTGTCATGACATCTGGAATATCTATTCAGCTCAAACCATTTCGTATAGACATTACTTATCCATATTTCGGATTAGGAATTGTATTGACCGCCATAGGGCTTACCCTGTGTATCGGATCAGCGTACTACTATGGAATCTCAAATAACCAATACAAAGATGGCTATAAGAAAGGATTTCATGCCGGCGTTGAATATGTTATAGAATTTGCAAAACAAAAAAAGAATGAAGAATGAGCATAAATAAAGTAATCCTTCTCGGTTATACCGGCAAGGATCCTGAAGTGAAAGATGTTGCCGGGACAAAGGTCGCCAATCTATCGCTTGCTACCACGGAGAAGGGCTATACCCTTCAAAACGGGATCCAGGTTCCAGACCGCACGGAATGGCATAGTCTTATCTTTTGGAAAGGTCTGGCCGAGGTCGTAGAAAAGTATGTCAGGAAGGGTTCTCAAATCTATATCGAGGGCAAGATCAAGACCCGGCAGTATGAGGATAGAACGGGATCAAAGCGGTATGTGACAGAAATATTTGTTGATAAGCTGGAGTTATTGGGAAGTAGACTTGCCCAGCAAGAAGCCAGTCCACAATCGAAACTCTATCAACCTGAACAATCAAGAGAAGATCTTCCATTCTAAAAAATACAAGAGGCAACGCCCCGAACCACCAGTAACGTTACCTCCCCACACGATTATTTAGTACAAATATACTATTTACTTCTAAATAATTGTGCCATGTTTTCAGAAATTGCGGAAATAAAATCAATTAGAGAGCAGAAATCAAAGTTATCGGAAAGGGAAAAAGAGCTGACAGAACCTATATTGACGGACCTTGATATGATAGGAATGTTATATCGGTGGTTCCAAGAGATTATTTCTCAAAAGGAGATATTTAGGTCAGGGAATGTTACCCAACGAAAGAAATTCATTTTTATCATCTTGTTTTTGTATTCTCCGAGTACCCTTGCCGGAGGAAAGATGAAAAATGGCCTTCGAGATAAGCTGGCGGAGGTTTTAGGTGTAAATGCCCAGACAACCATATCCAATAACCGTAATAACTTGGTTTTCTCTTACCAGCTGTACAAGTATTTCCGGCAAGATGTGGATTGGATATATGGGGAGATGATGGAAAGGATAAAGCCGGAGAAGTAGGTCGGCTTCGTTAATTGTTAAAAGCAACAAATATGTTACTGTTTTCTTTGTGGTTACTTTTGTGGTTGTAACAAAAACGTTATATTTGTGGCGTCAATTAAAAAGTTCTTTGATTTTATGAAGTATTCAGAGTTTTACAAATTGATTGAATCAGCAGGCTGGACAATCAAAAAGGGGACGAACCATTACAAATATGTTCATCCCGACTTTGACTACTTTATCCCTGTCGGTAGGCATCCGGCAAAAGAGATTCCAAACGGTACTCTTGATAGTATGATGAAAAAGGCGGGGTTAAAGAAGTAAAAGGACTGCACCCACTTCGGTGGGTGCTTTAATTGACGAAATTAAAAATGGCACGATTATGAAGAAGATTAAGGCGATTATCGAAAAGGCGAATGATGGAGGTATTTCTATTTATTCGGAAGACGTGAACGGCGCGTATGGTTTCGGTCTTACGGAGCAGGAAGCCAAAGATGATTTCCTGTCTGTACTGGAAGAACAGGCTGAATATTACAAAGAGAAACATGGTGAGTTTCCTGTGTGGTATAAGTCTGGCTATTCTGTTTCGTATATTTATGATTTGAGTGGATTCTTCGAGGCATTCCCTTTCATAAATGCCAGTAAGTTTGCAAAGGAAATTGGATTGAACGAGTCCGTTATGCGAAAATACAAAGGAAAGATCGTTACAGCTTCCGAAAAGCAAAAGGCTATAATCCAAGAGGGGTATAATAATATCCTCAAAAGAATGGAAGCTGTCAGATTCTGATATTCCAGCCGTGAGGCTCTGATATAAAATCGAGAACTAATTGACAAAAGTAGGCGCATCGTTTTGGGTGCGCCTTATTTATTGTTTGTTTAAGGTATTGCTTTCGGATAAATATATACAAGTAAAATAAGGGTTAGTCATAGAGAATGAGGGAATAGTTAATCAGAACTACCTGTTTTAATTTTAATTAAATGTAATTTGATTTCCAGTCTGTTTGTTGATTTGCATTTTTATTTCATGGAATATGTTGGCGCAATTTGTGAGACTTTCATTTTTTGACAGTACTTGATCTGCAAAAAGAATGTTGTATTCACAAATACTATCGTATAGAGCTTTCGAGTGCTTCAAAAGGGGCAAAAAATCTCTGATGGATTTTATATTTAAATATTCTTTTTTTATATATAAATGAAGAAGGGGATCTATAGATTTTTTTATTATAAAATCAATATTGGTTTTGTTTTCCTTGATTTTTTCGTTATAGGAGTTTATAATTTCCCAAATGGGTTTAGCCAATATCGTTAATCGTTGATTCTTTTCTAGATCTATTGCTAAAAATACACTTTCATTTTGTATTTGTTCATTTATTTTTAGTATTTCATTTGATGGCATGGTTATATATTGATGTGAATGGTTTGAGTAATCATTATCGAAACTTTTGAATAGATCAGATATATAATCTAAATGAGGATGTAATTTGATGTAATACTTTTCATCGATTTTAAACTCGTAGAAAGCGTCAAAAACATAATCAACATTTAAACTCTTAATCCTAATAGCTTCGTCTATGGTATTGATTTTTAAAATACTATGTTCCCACGGTCTTTTATGAACAGATTCATTATATTCTTTAATATATAGAACCTTTGTTCTACATTTTTTCTCAATATTATCTAAAGTAAGGGCGATGGCTTTAAGTAATGATCTTTTTTTCTCTTCTTCTTTCTCTTTTTCATGTTTTATTCCTCTCTTAAAGACAAATATAGCGACTCCAGCCCCTAAAAGTGATCCAAATAATGTGCCTATTATATTAAGCCAATCTTTATATGTCATATCAGCATTTGGAGTATCTGTTACTTTCTCATAAATTTTATTTATAACCTGTTTATTTTTTGCACTTAATTCATATTGCTGTTTAAGAATGTCAGTCTGTTCGTCGAGTTTTTTATTGATCGAAATACAGCATTCAATGTCTAATGGGGTGGAGACATCTGCATGTATGGAAAAGACAAGTGTAAAAACAAAGATTAAAAGTGATAATAATATTCTCATGATAGTAATAAGTTTAACAAGTTCCCAAAAGTACTTATTTTGTATGACTCAACCAAGCAGATCCTTTGAAAATTTGTACACGCAAGAAAGAAGTATATTATATTTATTATTATTATTTGTGTCGCTTGCTGTGTCTACCTTGTGTCACTTTGTTGTGTAATGGGCTGTATTTTAAAGCGTTATCTGTGTCTATTCTGTGTCGTTTGCTGTGTCAACATTGAAGGTAAATTGTTAAAATACAGGTGCTTATCTGTGTCGTTTACTGTGTCGCTTTTTTATTGGGGTATGTCAGTGAATGATGTAAAGTGTTGATGAATAAAGTTGTAGCTGTGTCAAAGAAAGTAAGCCGGAGAAATCCGGCTTACTTTAATATATGGCTATTTATTGTATCGGCTTTTATAAGGTTCTACCAAATGTTCCGTAGAAATAACAGATACGTCAAACCAACCATCTGTAACTTCGTTAAACAATACCGTTTTACATATAGGACATACCGCTTCCTCACGTTCTTTACCTCCAGGAACTCCCATCCTATATTCTGAAACCTTGATTGTCGCGCCACAATGAGGGCACTTTCCTTCACCTCTATCACTATACATAATCACCTCCTATTTTATTAGGTTTATAATTTATCTGCTAACTTCTTAATATCATCTTTACTATTAATCACATGTGTATCCTTACCGATCCGGACGGCTCCGACTACTTCGTCAGAAGACTTATCGAATAGCTCTGTAACAGGAACACCGAGGGCGTTGGCGATTTCTTCTAAACGTCCGATGGTCGGATTTCCATTTATAGACTTAGACAATCCAACCTCTGTTAATCCAAGTTGCTTTGCAAGGTCTTTCAACATGATACCTTGCTCTCGACAAATATCCTTTATTCTTAAATCCATAATTATACATATTGTTTAAGTGCAAAAATATCTCATTTTTCCATATCTGTATAAGAAATGCGACAAAAATATACAGAAAGTTTATTTATTAACATATATTACACAAATAGATTTGGTTGTGAATTAAACAATCTGTTATATTTGCGGTGTAAAATTAAACGATTTGGATAATTCAATTAAATATAAAGGTTATGACAAACATTGATAACATGAACAACGAACTGGCAGCGTTAGCCGCCATGAGTGAGGCAGAAGCCTGTAAGCTCTACAATGTAGACTACAAAGACGAGGCTATTCAGTATATAGTTGATTATTGGACTTGCATAGCTTGAGAACAGATAGTAATAACAATTAAAAGATATATGATTATGGCAACATCAGTAATTAAACAGAGAACAATAGAAAAGTTCATCATGTCAGAATTTGCACAAGGTAACTTAGATACACAAGAACAAGTAGCCTGTATGATTATCTTGATTCAGAAGAAGCTGAATATGTCAGTAGAACAGGCTGGTGACTTCGTAAGAAAGGCAATAGGTATTAACGCTTAAATACATACGATTATGAAAGCAGATTTAGTTTTAGTTATTAGCCCAGAAACATCACTGATGAAACAATTGGGCAAAGTATTAGGCAAGTTATGTTCTATGTGTGATTTTTCTACCATAGAAAGAGGCGAAAAGTATGTCACGATACAACATGATGAAACCGGGCTTGTAGTGGCTTATACGAGTGAAGAACGGTTGAATGTGAAACATTAAATAAGATTGATTATGAACTCAATAAACGAAAACGGTTGCAGCGTATGCCAGCCCGGTAAAGAGAATTATACTACCTACAACACCAAGTTGCGAGGTAAGAGAGTGAGAATGTATCAGTACGACTACCGTACTGAAAGCGGTGAATTGTTTTCTTGTTGTGCACCTACTTTAGAGGCGTGCAGAGAAAAACGGGATAAATGGCTTAGTTTACGACAATAAATCGATTGTCATAAATAACGATTGAAGATGTTTCTGTGTTTTTGGTTATGGTTGTACCTTAGTGGCGCTATCGCGGGTTAGAGCAGTGGTCAGCTCGTCACTTTGACTTGGTGAAGGTCAGCGGTTCGAATCCGTTACCCGCAACTACTTAGTTATTCAATTAAAAATGGCACGATTATGAATATTTTAACACTCTCGATTAAACAGAAGTATTTCGATGAAATCTTAGCAGGCAAGAAAACTCACGAATACCGTGAAATCAGACCAACTAACGCTAAGAAGTATATCACTTACCTCTGTGGTGGCAAAGAATATCCGGCTGATGCAGAACTACCTGAAGAAGGAGAGGCTGAATTAAAGCCTATCAAGTATGATGCCATCAAGCTTCTGACAGGTGCATATACGGGCAAGCGTCCTTATATCATTGTAGAGGTAAAGAACGCAGAAGCAGTAATTCTCACAGATGAAAACGGTAATGATATTGTTTACGAATATCAAGGCGAAGAATATCTTGCCGCACAAATGGATTATACTTTGGGTAAGATATTAGAGAAACATATAGATTGATTTGTTTAACTTTTAAAATTAGAAAGCAGAGTCGCAAGAAGAATTAACAGAGTAGCCGGGCCTCGCAGAAATATGAATGGTGCAGGGGCAGGTGGTAGATTGGTTGCCAATCGTAGAGGTACAGCAAGTACTACGCAGTTAGGTTCACGTAGGCAGCGTTACGCTGATTTACGTGTTTCAATGGGATTAAACGGTGGCTAACCTATGAACAAGGTAGAACGAGCGAACCGGTATATAGACCTCATTCGGGTAAAATCGAATGAGGCTTTACTGTTTTTATCACTTGGTAAGGATTCGCTTGTTCTGCTTGATTTAGTCTATCCAAAGTTTGACCGGATTGTTTGCGTGTTCATGTACTTTGTCAAGAATTTGGAGCATATTAACCGTTGGATAAACTGGACTAAAGCCAAGTATCCGAAGATAGAGTTTGTTCAAGTACCACATTGGAACCTTACTTATATTCTCCGTGGCGGTATGTATTGTGTGCCAAATCCGAAAGTAAAGCTATTGAAGTTGGCAGATGTGGTAAAGGCTATGCAGCTTACTCATGGAGTTTATTATACATTCTTGGGCATGAAAAAAGCTGATGGTATGAATCGTAGGCTTATGTTGAAAGGGTATGAGGTAAACGGTTACGAGAATAACGGTATGGTTTATCCTTTGGCTGATTGGACACAAAAGGATATTCTTGCTTATATGAGGCAGCACAATTTACCTGAACCAGTTCGGTATTCATTGAAAGCCAGTTCGGGAGTAGGTTTCAATCTTGATTGTATGCTTTGGATGGAGAAGAATTACCCGCAAGATTTACAGAGAATTTACAGAGTTTTCCCGATGGCTGAAAGAGTGCTTTGGGAGTATCATAATCAACAAAATTAATAAGGAGAATATTGCTGAGTCAGAAAAAGAAAGACAAGAGAACAGATATATGCTCAGGCAGAAAGATTGAGCGAAGCTAACTGGAGAAGAAAAAATACATGGAGTAGCAGTGCCGCAAGCAGGCGTGCAAAACAATCTCGTGATAATCTTATAGCAAGAGCCGAAAGGAATACTCTTCGGCAGAGAGGTTTCGGTCTAAGTAATGGCTAATATGGAATTATCAAAATACATAAAGAGTGAATCGGTGGAACTTAATCGTTCTGCCATTCACTTTGCGGATTATAATCCCCGAAAACTATCTGATGAATCACGTAAGACACTGAAACGTGGCATCAAGAAATTCGGATTGGTAGGTGGAATAGTTGTGAATAAGCGTACCGGGCTTACCGTAGTTAGCGGACATCAACGTTTGTCTGTCATGGATGAATTGCAGAAGTTCCCCGATAATGACTACCGTATTCGTGTCGATGTCATAGACGTGGACGAGCAGCAGGAAAAGGAGTTAAACATTCTAATGAACAACCCTAATGCACAAGGTACATGGGATTTTGACGCTCTTGCCCGTATTGTTCCTGATATTGACTGGAAAGATGCAGGTCTGACCGATGCAGACTTGAATATGATTGGTGTCGACTATCTTTTGCAGACCGAAGAGGAAAACTCTATTGCGGATGCTTTGTCTGATATGATGGTCCCAGTTTCCGAACAGAAAGAAGCCGATAAAGCCGCCAAGCAGTTGGAACGTGCCGAAAAGGTTGCCCACATGAAAGAGGTCAAGCATCAGGTGAAAGAAAACGCACAGAAGCAAGTCGAGAACATGGATGCCTATGTGATGTTGTCATTTGATACTTATGAAGCCAAAGCCGCCTTTTGTGAACGGTTCGGGTATGACCCTTATTCCAAATTCATAAAAGGCGAGGTGTTCGATGAACAGGTAGAAAGAATTGATTAAAAATATGAGCAATAGTGAATCTCAAAATAGAAAAGGTAAAGGAGGAAGAAAGCCAAAGTTTGATTATACAAGCGAGGACTTTCTTTCTCTTGTAGAATCGTATGCCAAAAAGGGATTCACGGATAAAGAAATTGCTCATGCCATTGGATTATCACCACAAAAGTTCAGTGAAAAGAAAAGTACATACAGTGAATTAAGTGATGTCCTTTCGCGTGCGCGTTGCACGATAAATTCTCTTGTACGTGCCAAATTCCTTGCAATGGCTCTTGGAGGCATAAAAACGAAGAATACCACTGTTCGGAAATTGCGAGATAAGGAAGGAAATCTAACCGGTGAAGAAGAGGTACAAGTTGTAGAAGGTGAATTGGCTCCCAATTTAAGTGCTCAAATGACTTGGTTGTATCATTACGATGAAGACTGGAGAAAAGTTGAGCGTAAACAGGATGAAGATACCGACATCCCTACAGATATTGACCACGGTATCACTATTGATTCTTGGATTAAAGACAAGTTGAAATGATAGTACCTCAAGAAATATATCATCCATTATACACCGATACGGAAAAGTTTATTATTCTCATCACTGGTGGTCGTGGCTCCGGTAAGTCTTTCAATGCTTCCACCTTTATCGAGCGCCTGACTTTTGAAATGACTCCTGTAGAAAAGATAGTCCATCAGATTCTTTACACCCGTTACACGATGGTTTCTGCCGGTATGTCTATCATTCCCGAAATGATGGAGAAGATAGATTTGGACGGTACCACGAAATATTTCAAGACCACAAAGACGGACATAGTCAATAAGATGACTAAGAGCCGTATCATGTTCCGGGGTATCAAGACTTCTTCCGGGAACCAGACAGCAAAACTGAAATCCATTCAAGGCATTACGACTTTCGTCTGCGATGAAGCGGAAGAGTGGACAAGCGAAGATGAGTTCGACAAGATAATGCTCTCCATTCGCAAGAAGGGTATTCAGA